AATCCGCACCGCGTGTTAGCTGGAGTGCGTCAGGCTACGCAAGAGGTTTACGATCATTCATATTGGAACGTGTAACGGCCATTCATGCAGTTGAGTTCTCCGTCTATAAACCAGGATACGGATTTGCTGGTACAGCAGATGCCCTAGTAGATATTGATGGAGATGGGCCATTCATAGTGGATTGGAAAACAGCTAAAGAAATACGATCTGACGATATGATCGAACAATTCTGTCATCAACTTGGAGCGTACAGTCTAGGTTTACAGCATCTAACAGGAATAAAACCAAAATATGGTGCAGTTGTGGTAGCCCGAAGAAGTGGAAAACCCCAAATAAAAATCCTCAATAACTTAGAGTTACGAGGATCAGAAAGTATATTTTTAGATAGAGTGGATCGTTACCACAAAAACCTAAAAGAGTTAGCAGTAGTTTAGTTAATTATCTGGATAGGACTATTTGAAGTTGTAATAAAGTCTATGTAAACTTCTTTATTACTATCTGGATCGTAACCTAATTCTTCCAAGACAAACTCAGTAAACTTTTTTTCTAAAAAGTCGTTAGTTTTTTCTTCTTCAAAATCAAGATACAACCACGCATATTCTTCATCACAGGCATGACCAATAACTAAATAATAAATTTTAGTTTTAGTCCAATTTGGATCGTTAGTCATGGTACAAGTCCTCTATTCTTTTTTGAATACGTTTTGAGTGTTCTACATAATCAGATATATGCGAAGTAATTATTTCCTCTACAGGATCAGTAAAGAATCCGTCATCTAACACGTTGATAACAACATTTTCAGATAGTGGATCGCCTGTCGGACAAATTTCTTCATCTTCAGTATCCACAGTAACTAACAGAGTTACTAAAACTTTTTTAATCATGGCGTTGGATCGTAATAAATAATTTGGTCAAAAGCCTCTATGATCTCGTATAGATCATCTTCAAAGCTCCATACTTCCCAAGCTCTATCGGGTGGACTTTTTTCTAATTCTTCTTCAATATAATTATTGAGAGAATTTCTAATCTGTTCAAGTTTAGACATAGTATTCTCCCCCTATGTTAAAGAAACAATCTTCACATAAACAAGTCCAACCTTTTAAATCAGCGTAGGTATCCCACGTTAATTCATAAGTGGTGTCAATCATTTGACATTTACTACAAGTGTTTAATTCGTATTTTTCAGAATTAAGAGTATAGAATCTTTTTTCTTGTGGTTCGAGATCACAGTAACTTCTATACATTATCTGTTTAATCTTCATAGTCACTCTCCATAGGATAGTGTTTATCATCTGGATCGGGATATATACCCGCATCTTCCAAATCTCGAATTGCATCATCTTCACGTTGGCTATCCAACGCAGATTGATGGTAGTGCATAAATGAATTAGCCATCTGGTAGTTCTCCTTTATCTATAGCTTTTTTAGCATCATCTATAGTTTTATAATCAGTTCCCCATATCTCATAATATGGATCGTCATTTAAAACTTTAGCAATGTTGTAATAAGGTTTTTGCTGTAAATCATAAAGTTCATTAATTTCAAAACCTTTATATTCTTGTTGAATCATACTTTTTTAAACCTCGTAAGTAATTTTGAATATAGTTCGATACCTTTAAAATATTCTGTAGACTTGCCTTCAGCTAATAAACTTTCAGCTTCGTCTAACACACTATTTAGTATGGTATCTTTTACATCTTTAATCTTTTTATCTGGATCGGGTTTAGCCTGTTCCCATTTATATAGATTAAAGGAGTCTTTGTAATATCTATATGCCGTTGACTTAGGAATCTCAAAATCAGTATGCAGTATATCGCATATATCCAATCGAGTTAATTTTTCTTTTGGATCTTTTTTGGACTCGTTATCTACCAGACATTTATAGATGAAGTTTTCAGCCTCTTCTTTAGTCACAGTAATCCTCTTTCTTAGGGTACTGTCCATTTTCAATCCAATGAGCTAAAGACGCAATTTCACTTGCTATCATTTTTGAATCATAAAACTCAAAAGGTTCCCATAGAGTATTTTCAAGTAAATCATCTTTGTACTCTTCCCAATCTTCTAAATCACAAGTTTTTGGATCGTGAATAAAAAAATCGTCAGGTAGATGATCCGTTAAGTAAAAACCAGATGCCCATTGAAAACAAGCATCTTCAAAAGATAGTTTTGATTTTTTAGTTTCGTTCGTCATGGTTAAAATGATAGTATTTGAGAAAATCGCTCATAAAAGCATTAAGTAGCTTTTCTTGATTTGATGGATCGGCTTGAGAATAACAAAAGGCTAGGGATTGTATGAAACTACCCCCGAACCTATCCATATTTTCTAGAGCCTTATATATTTGATGTTTATTCATATCCCATATCTCTCCGTTAGCTCGTCTACATCTTCTGTAGCTAACTGTTGCTTACATATTGTGATTAATATGTTACAGGCTTTATGAATGTAATAATGCCCTTCAATAGGAAAAAGTTCTTTCAACTTAGTCATCATACCGACTAAGATTTTTATTTCAACAATAGTAAAAGTTAAAAACCTTTCACTACTATTGTCTAATGGATCGACAGCCATAATAATTGTGGTTAATGTGCCTTATAATATTACTTTAGTTTCATTCATAATGCAACATAAAATTCTCATTCATAATTCTCACTAAGAATTCTCAGAATTTTCATTCATTATTGACATTCATAACTGACTAGGTATATATGGATTGTTTCATTCATTATTTTTCATTCATCATGCGAACCCACATTCATAAATTTTTTAAGTATAGTCATGTATCTATACCTATTCAAGATTTATTTTTTATTTTAATAGTTCTACAAAAAATTTCAAATAATTATAATGAACAGTTTTCAGATAATCTTTGTTATCGTGCAGACAAATTAATAGATAAAATTTTGATACAAATAGAATTGAATAAATAGGTTGCTATCTCATACATATTAATGTAGTATTTAAGAGTAACTAATTTTTACAACACCAATGAAAAATTCAAACAAAATTGATTCTCTTGTTTCATTTACTCAAGATGACTTGAGAGTAGATAGTCACTATAGAAGTGAAAACTTTACTAGAACAAATCTAGGTTATAAGCGTGATGGTAACGAAACTAAAATTTCTACACCATTTAATAGAAATGATGATTTAGAGACTACTTTATTTAAGACTAATGTTTTAAATGATCCTGAAGTATTACCAACATTTACTAATTTCAATGGAAATTCTTATGAATGTCCAAACAGTAAAGCTATTTTTAGTAAGAAAATAGGTAAAGTAATTTCAACAGTATCTAGCACTTATGAGTTAGTAAAGCATGATGTAATACTTGATGCTATACAACCTAACTTAAACTTTTTAGAAGTTGAGCATATTATCCCTATGAATAATACAGCTAGGGTTTTCATTATATGTGCAATTAAAAATTCAGATATGGAAGTGTCAAGCGGTGACGCTATCCGTAGAAGAATGATTTTTGTTAACTCAATGGACGGAAGTTATAGTTTTAAAGTCATTCAATCTGACGTTAGACTATGGTGTTTCAATCAAATGGGTTCGATACAAAATTCTAAAAATAAAATGGTGTTCAAACATTCAAAAGGTGTTAACCAGTATTTAAAAAATCTACCAGAATTTTTGAAATATCAACGTGCTGATCTAGCTAATTCAATCGAAGAATTTAAAGCAATGAGAAATACCCCATGCTCATCTGATATGCTTAAAAATTTATTTTTACATAGCTTCCAAGATAAATTGATAGGACAGATAACAGATAAAGACACTAAGCAAAAAAGAAACAAAGAATTTAAGGATATAAATAAAGAGTGGATCGCAGTTAAAAACAATTTTAGGGTAGAGGGTGAATCTAATCTGTTTAATGCTTTCAACGCTATAACCGAATATGAAACACACTCTGAATCTAGTAGGGTCGATTCAACAGAGTCAGCCCGTATCAGGTTTGAAAGCCTTATAAGGGGTCGATGTGCTGATCGTATTCAAAAGGCTAGACGTGAATGCTTAAGATTAACTACTGTATAGGAGATTATTCAAAATGATAGAAACATTCAAATCACTTAAAAATAACGATTTAATAAGGGTATCTCTCACAGATGCCCTAATCGGTAAACGTGAAAAATTACTTTCAGTTGGTAGAAGATCCCACTCAAAAAAGTATAATGTTGAGAAATTAACATTACACCAATTAAATAAGGATGGATCGGTTTGTAGACATTCATGTAAGTATTATTTTTACTATCGGCCAGAATCAAATTTTCTTTCATTAGCTATGTCTAATATGGCTTGTTCATTTACCAGTATTGAAAAATTAAATACTGTCTAACACATTATGTATTTTATTAATAAAATTTCATTCAAAAATTCTAATTTAGGATTGTTTGATATTGGTTCTAATTGGCGAGCTAAAAATCATTCACATTTAATTAAGAAAATTGAATCATTCATTAATTGTAAAATTACTTTTATTGAATATCAAAAAACCATTCAAAATGAAATAACTTGTATTGATACTTTTAATTATTAATACTTTTATTAATCCTGATTCTAAAAAAGTCAGGATTTTTTATTGTCTTATATGAGACTAAAATAAAACAATTAAGAATGTAATAATTTAATGATCCTTTAGGTATGTTTATACCTTTTAAAAATGTAGTTATATCAATACATAAACCTTTACTTATATTCTGTTAGATACTACAATAGAAAGGTAGTTAATCACCTTTATTACTATGGCTAATCCTAAAACTTTTAAACAACTTCAATATCATCCAGATGTTTATCAATGTCATGCAGAATCAAATGATTATGAAACAATGGGATGTTTAGATTATTGGGTTTATTTGAATTTCCCTTATTATTCTCCAACAACTCAATTAACTTGCATACATGAATACGGTATGAAAGATACCTTAAGAGAATTTAAAGATAGGGAAATTAATTATGCTTTTTATTTATCTTCAGAATGGTTAGGATCTAAACCACAAAAACCTGAAACTAAAATAAATGAAAATGGGCAATTAGAATTGCCTATCGAAGAATTAAAGTACAAAGAAGAATTGAAAAAATACACTAAAAAAGTTAATGATCAATGGAATGATTGTATGGAACATTGTATTAAATATACCGACCAGTCACATTTAGATATTCTTTTTGAAATGTTCAGGAAGTTTAGAAGTGTTCCAAATTATGATCCTAATTACATTCAATACGATCCTAAAAATTTCACTAACATTTAAAAATCCATTCACTTTATTATTATTATGAAAATCACAATCAAATTTGATTTAGATCAAAATGTTCATTCAACTAACGAACTAACAGAAGCTTCAAAATATCTAAAATTGCTTTCACAGCATATCGAACAAAATATAGATAAGAAAAAATTAGATAGAATTATTGGATCGAATCAACCCATTCACACTAAAGAAAAAAGAAATATTGGATATTATAAATTTGAAAATAAAATCATTCAAAAGAAAGAAACAGAAACAGAAATTTTAAAAGATATGGGAGAATGGTCTAGAAAACATTTTGGGTATAAAAAAGATGGATATTTACATTTCAATGGTAAGAAAACTAAAATTGATGATGATGATTTTGAAGAATGGGAAGATTAAATTAAATTAGATCAGGAACTAAAAATTTATAGCTAGATTCTTATTTGAGTCTAGCTTTTTTAATGTTTAAGAATTGAATGATTTTAAATCTGTTAATGTGCTATTGCATAGGTTAACTTTTAAAATTATAGGATTCTTAAGTGTTCAAATTACCTAGTTATACTAATTGTTTATGAGTCTTATTTTGTGAGATTGTAGAGAAAATTTAAGGATTTTTAGGTTTTTTAGTGGTTATTATTGTATTAATTTAGTATTGTGTTATCTAGTAAAATGGTTTATAATTAGGAAGTAATTCACCCAATTTTACAAAATGCCAACAGCAACAAAAACACAGCTTCAATATGAGTTAGACGCAACAAACCAAACTACAGGTTTAAATATGGTTTTTGAAAAGTCAAAAGAAACTGGATACATTCTTTATACTGACGAGACAAAAACAAGCCAAATTAATTGCTGTTTATCATTTAGAGAAATGTTATCAACTTTTCAAAATCTTAGAAGAATTTTTGAATACAAGAATTTAAAAGATTCTATGTTTAAAAAAATTCAAGTTGATAAACAAGATTTTTATTATTCTCAACTTTCCAAACTTGGTACAAATTAAATTCTGTTTTTTCTTCTTTCCCGTACTGATCCCATGACCTACCCAAACAATCCAAACCGTATTAAAATTTATGGATTTGCAACCCATCGCAAAAGTTACATCTGGAGGAATGCAACCGTTTTATTTTTAACTACTGTTTCCTTTTTGTTGGCCTGCTATCTCACAGACAAGGGATTTCAAAAATGTCTAGAGTCTGGCAAGTATTCCAGAATAGAATGTGAGAAATTCCACCTAGGTTAATTTTGTTATTCTGTCCCCGTGCTATCCCACACAATCCCCACGGCACGGGGCAGGATTTCAATCCAAAAATCTTACAATGGAAAGACAGGGAACTTACTGATAAATCAGAACATAAGCGATAAATGTACTACAGTATAATAATACTACAATATTACACTAATGTCAACTGTTTTTCTTAGCTTCTACTTGAATTGATAGTTGTGGAGTGTTTAAATTGATGTTCTCTACACTCTCCCCTAGTACTTTACCAAGTGAATCTAGTATCTGAGCAGCCGTCTGTAGCTGTCCTTTCCTTACAGCCTGTTCAAATAACCTCATTCTCATTCCCTGGACTCGTGAGATCATCTTCTCTCTATCCTGTTCCCAATCCTCATCGTTCCATTGTTTTACCTTTCTCCAATCGGTCCAGGCAGTTTCAATGCCGATCTGCTCTCTGGATGAGTGCTCATGCACAAGTTGTCTTGTAGTTTTTCCAGATAGTTGCCTTGAGTATAATCTTTGCCTTCTAGCTTCTATAACTGCATCAGGTTGTCTTTTACCACATACTCTCCCATCCTTGAGTGCCCTCTCAGATGTAAATTGACCATTTGAATTACGAAGAACAGAATCAGCCACGGACTAAAATTGTTGTTAATACTTGAATAATAACCCTAAAAACATGGTTTAGTCGAGAAAATCACGG